ATAAGAACTCGGGTCTCGTTATCACCATATGCCGAAAGACATTCCCCGCACTTCGAGCAACAGCGATGAGAGACTTCTTCGAGATACTGAACAACGAAGACATCTATAACCCCGACCTTCACAACAAGAGCGACGCGACGTATCAACTTTGGGGCAATATGGTTGAGTTCATCAGCATCGACCAACCGCAGAAGGTCAGAGGACGCAAGAGAGACGTTCTGTTCATCAACGAAGCCAACGAAATTAACCTCGAAGATTGGCGGCAACTCCTCCTTCGAACTACGGGGAGGGTCTTAATCGATTACAACCCATCAGACGAATTTCACTGGATCTATGAAGAAGTCATACCACGAGAAGACGCGGAGTTCTTCCGCACCACGTACAAAGACAACCCGTTCCTCCCTGAAAGTGTGGTCATGGAAATTGAGCGGTTTAAAACAGCGGACGAGAACTTTTGGAAAGTATACGGTCTCGGAGAACGAGGAACATCAACAGCAACCATCTTCACCCACTGGAAAGAAATAAATCAGATACCCAATGAATACAAGCTCCTCACAACGGGCGTTGACTTCGGATATACAAACGACCCAACAGCCATCGTCCGAGTCTATACAGACGGACACGGATTCGCAGTCGACGAAATCTGCTACGCGACTCGACTCACTAATTCAGATATTGCAAAAGTCCTCCGAGATAACGAAGTCAATAGATCGGATGTTGTTATCTGTGACTCCGCAGAACCAAAGAGCATCGACGAGATACACGCTCACGGATTCAATACTCACGGAGCAAGAAAAGGAAAGGATTCGGTTAAAAATGGAATCCAGTTCCTCCATTCGCGACCGCTTCTTGTCACGGCTCGGAGTGTAAACCTGATCCGCGAACTCCGAAACTACAAATGGAAGGAAGACAAGAACGGGAAGCAACTCAATGAACCCGTCGACTCATTCAACCACGCCATCGACGCGATGAGGTACGCGATCACATTCAACCAAACAAACCCGAACTTTGGCTCGTACGCTATCGGGTAGAAAAGAAAAAAGAAAAAAAATGTGTTTTAGGGTTGGGTAACTAAAAAAATTGCGTATCTTTGAGACATCAAACGAAACAAACAGAAACAATGACACTCTCAAACCTCGCCTTCGGAACAACAGTCCTCTACAACGATCAAGCAAACACGGACTTCCGCTTTACTGTAATCGGATACGAAGAAGACCAGTTCGGAAAATGGGTAGAAGTAATAACTGAAAACGGTAACATCGAATTGATGAAGGCTCACACCAAGATTGACGGCAACCGATACGCAATCGCTTAAAACCACCAGACCAACAGAAGCCCCTCCGGGGGCTTTTTTTTTGCCCTAACTTTCCGCACGTAAGGAAACCAAAGAAAACGAGTTATTAGAATGATGGAACTCAAACTCCCGCACCGATGGTCTGACCTCTCTCTCGGAGAACTCCAAGTCATGATGACCGCAGACAACCCACTCGAGAAGATATCCATCTGCTCGGGGTACTCGGTGGAGAAACTGCGTGCGATGCCACAGAAGCTCATAGAAGCCGCCTCAGCGCATTTAGACAATCTACTGACCCAAGAGACCGCACGACACGAGAAAGTAGTTGAGATGGACGGAAAACGCTTTGGCTTTATTCCGAACTGGGATGAGTTCACGGCGGGCGAGTGGATCGACATGGAGAACCACCTTGAGGACTTTTGGAAGAACGCTCATAAGATTACCGCTCTCCTCTATCGGGAAGTGACCTACGAACTCGGAGACAAATACGAGATAAAGAAGTACACCGCCAAAGAAGACGCAAGCATATTTGAAGAGATGCCCGCTGACCTTATCTCGGGGATGCTGCTTTTTTTTTGGACTTCCAGAAATCAACTGCTTCACGATATGCAGTTCTCTTTGCTGGAGGTGGCGGACAAAGCGATCCAGTCGGCGAAAAATGGGGATGGTATCATCTCCTCTACTCCCTCGCAGGGGAAGACATCCTCAAGATGGACGCGATTACGGAACTCCCTGTCCAAGTCGTATTTCAACACCTCAGTTATCTAAAAGACAGAAGCGCACATGATCACGTTCAATAACATAGTCGAAAGGTTTGAAGACTTCGCGACGAGTCACTTCTTTATAAAGTCATTCTCGTTCGGTTCTCCGGATGACGTAGACCTCGCAAAGTTTACCGAGTTCCCTCTCATGCATTTGGTTTATACCGGGGCAACGTACGACAGCGGAACCAAGACTTACAACATCGAGGTTTATATCCTTGACGTACCCGCAGACAAGAGCGACAAGGTAGAACGACAAAGGGAGGTCGTATCGGATGCAGAGCAATGCGCGGAGGACATTATCGCAGACATCCGGATGGGTGGGAATATCTTCACCTTTGCCCAAGATTATGAGGTCGTAAACGCTACGACAACCCCACTTGAAGAAGAGACGAAGAACGTCCTCTCGGGCGTGCTGCTCGATCTGTCAGTTGCTATCCCTTACGAGTGGGACGCTTGCAATGCTCCTATTGATGGGGTCAGTCCTGGAGGCGGTGACGAACCGTCCTACGCGAGACGCGGATTCTTGAGGATGCTTACTCTCGACGGGTCAACCGATGTCCTCAGCGTTCGCACGATCAAAGTAAACAACGGCACTCTCACCGATGATGGAGAAGGCGTGGTCACCTTGGACACGGGCGGAGTTGATACGCTCGCAGCTCTCACCGATGTAACTCTTGCGAACCTTGAGAATCACGATGTATTAAAGTACAACAGCGGGCTAACGCGGTGGGAGAATGTCGATTGGCTTCTTATTCTTTACACCGAACTAAAGCAAGGCACAAGCACAGTCCAAAACAACGGAAGCAGAACAGACAGCGCACTCGAGTTAACGGTCACACAAGCCAAGCTAAAGGCGGGAATTACGGGCGTAGAAATCACGGAGACCAGCCCGGGAGATATTGACTTAATCGTAGCAACAGATGCATCAGGTTCGACAGCTTACACAGCTATCAACATAGACGGCTCGACAACGGCAAACGAGGCGGATATCAATCTTTATGGAAACGTCTACATTCACGACGAAGCGAATAACACAAAGGCGCGGATGCGTCTCAATAGCGCGGGCAATGTAAACTTGAGCCTCCCAACCTCATCGGGGACCTTGGCACTTACGGGAGACATTCCAAGCGCCCCCGTTGATTCGGTAAACGGACAGACAGGCGTGGTGGTTTTGGTCACAACAGACATTGACGAAGGGACCAATCTCTACTATACAGATGCACGCGTTGCCGCGAATAGCGCAGTTGCAGCGAATACGGCAAAGGTTGGAATCACCGCCCAGCAAGCTTCAGATATTACCGCCAACAATGCGAAGGTCGGCATCACTCCAACCCAAGCGAGCGAGATAACCGCGAACACGGCAAAGGTGGGGATCACGACTCAACAAGCCGCAGACATCACAGCGAACAACGCGAAGACAGGAATCACCGCACAACAGGCAAGCGATATAACGACCAACAACGACAAGGTCGGAGTTATCGCAGGGGGAACAGCGGGACAGGCTCTTGTAAAGGCAAGCGGCACGGACTACGACCTCGAATGGGCAGACGCTGCAAGCGGGGAGCAATACCATGAACGCTTTGCAACAGACGCGGAGACTTTCCGAAGCGGTGCAACGGATACGGTAGAGCTTTATTACACGGCTAAAGCGGACGGGGACGGACTCGCGGAGGATGCAGAGAGCGACACCCCAACAGCGGGCAAGATTATCCGAAGGAAGATATATTACTCAGAGGCAGCGTTCGCAGATCCCGACACGGGGACATGGGTTGAGTTTACACCAGCACCAGCAGACGATGCTTCTTTCGCTACGGTCAAGGCGGCTCTTTTGGAATACCTCAAAGCAAGAACGGGTGGAACGGTACCTATCAGCCTCAAGCAAACGTGGGAGGAAGCAGATGGATCTATTTTATTGTTAGACACGTACACGGGAGCAGCAGCCGCGTATTCACTGCGTAAACTTCGCACGGCTTACACAGGTGACGCGGTAGAGGTTTACAACGGGAGCAGCTACGCGGATATCGGATTCTCAAACGACGAGCTAGATACTACTGCACTGGCTGCGCACTGTGGAAGCAATGACGGGTTCGTATCGAAGTGGTACGACCAAAGCGGAAACACGAACGACGCAGCTCAAACGGCAACGAACAATATGCCGAAGATTTACGACGGGACTACGGGCGTGGTAACGGAAGGCAGCGCAGGGAACGAGAAGC